CACCATCAGCATCTGTGATTGTCATTGTCTCGTTGACTTTAATGGAACCATCAATGGACTTCATGTGAAACTTAACAGTAGCAGCAGTAATATCTACAGGCACAAGTTGGGCATCTTTTAGGGTAGCTTGCAGAGAAGGGGACGTATCATTTTGCTTGATATTGAAAGACATTCTAAGCTACCTTATTCTGATTGCCACTGGTTGTAGCTACGTTATTGTTGTAAGACACCATAGCCGAGTTATAAGTTTCAGCTAATGTTACACTGTTAAGGGAGTTGCCTGTAACCGACACAACCCTACGTCCACTTGCGTTGATAGATAACTCACCAACAGTAGGCTGGCCCGTTGTGATGTCGTTACCCAGAAGGATAAACGTGACAACCATCGTACTGGCCTGCACATCAGGCTGACCTGTAGTAATGCCGTCAGCCGTTATCCCGTGGGCCTGACCTATTGTGCCCTGAGAGGCTGTAGGCTGACCTGTGGTGATGTTGTCACCGTCTAGGGTGGCGATGGCCACTGCATCAGCAGAACCCACTGTAGGGGGCGCTGTAGTGATGTTAGCTGCGACTAGCGTCTGGTCTTGGGCGATAACCGATGCACCGACAGCAGGCGGACCTGTGGTAATGTCAGCAGGTGTGATGCTGTGGTCTTGGTCAATCTCAGGGGAGCCAAGGGTAGGTTGGCCTGTAGTGATATCAACAGGAGCAAAGTTGAATACCGTGCCAATGTCAGAGGTGCCAACCGTAGGCTGACCTGTGACAATATCGTCAGGGTCAATAACTTGTTGCTCACTGACTGCGGGCTGACCGATTACAGGCTGACCAGTAGTGATAGCACCAAGAATTAGGGAAATTACTTGCGTAATATTCGGAGAGCCAACAACAGGGACACCAGACACGATAGGATCAGCGTTGAATGTCTCGTCCTCAGCCATCGTGATAGCAGGGACAGAAGGTGCGGAAGTCGTAATACCGACAAGGCTCAGGTCATGGTCTTGGCTTACATCAGCAGAGCCAACGATAGGCTGTCCCGAGGTAATGTCATCGGCATTGATTGCTGTCGTCAGTGTGACCGAAGGCGACCCAACAACAGGCTGACCAGTCGTTATAGCCGTTGGTGCTAAGTCATAACCCTCAACCAGAGTTGACGACGCAATAACAGGTGATCCTGTCGTCAAGCCATCCGCAGAGAGGTCTTGGCCCTGAGTAACAGTAGAGGCACCAACAACAGGTTGTCCCGTAGTAATAGGTCTAGCTGTAAGTAAGTGAACGACCTCACCAACAACCCCATCGTCTCCGAGAGGTGCAGAGGCTAATGGGGAAAATCCGAGCATATCTTACCTCAAGGTTTGGTAGGCCAGTTCACCGAATAAGGGAAGCCTTCTTGTGCTGTTATATCACGAAGGGCCTTGGTGTAGTCGATGACAATGCTCATTATACTGCGATGCTCCCGTTCATGTCGTCCTGTGCCATTACCCAAGTGTAGCACTTGTCGAGGAAATTGTCCCCAGCAGCAGCCTCTACGTCAGCCAAGTCAGCGTGGTAACGACGGAAGTCTACCTCACGAGTGTCATCATCAGGTGTAGCTGTAGCATAGCCAGACACGTCAATCATCACGGTGAACTTAGGGCCACCCTCACGCATACGGGAGATAGCAGCAGTGACAATGCGGAAGTAAGCACCAGCGAAAGGTGTGCCATATTGGCTTGTCTCGAGATTCAACTGAATAGCCATCGTGGCCTCCTTTAGTACGAGCATTCACTCGTGTTGATGGTGGCAACCCACCGAATGTTCGTAGCAGCAGCGCCAGTCACCTCAATCTTCAAGCCACCGTTGGTCGTGTCTGCACTCAGAGCCATGCCCCAAGCTGGTGTGTTATCCAAGACAGTTGTAGCACTGTTGACCAGCACTGTCGTCCCAGCAGAACCTTCCCTGCGGATTAGACCCTCAACCTTCCATGCTGCGCAGGCAGTGCCTTGAGAGGCTTGCTGACGGGCTACGATGGTTCCGTGGAAGGCGTAGGCAGAGTTGTTGGGGAGGATGATTTGGTTTGTGGTTCCAGCAGTGCTGTTGTTGCTTGTCAGGGCTTTAGGTGTGGCGTCGGTGGTGTCGCTACGGAGGATAAGGGTGCCTGCTTGAGCATCGCCTGTGGCTGCAAAATATCCAGACGCATACGCCTTCTTGCCATACTGTGCGGCAGACGCCCTTAACCCATGAGCGAATGAACCAACCCCCGAGGCTATGTTGAAATACCCTCCAGCAACAGTTGCGTAGTCTAAGGTCGCCTGATTTCCCCAGCCGCCCAAAGTTGTGCTATACGCAGCAGACGATACGTTTAGATAGCCCCCCAAACTAGCAGCGGTGTTCGTTGTGGATTTTACTAAACGACCAATAGCCACACTATTAGCACCAGTAGCACCATAAGAACTTGTGTTGTTGGCTATAGCTGCTGCGAAGGAGTCAGCGCCAGATGCACGGGAGCGAGACACTGCTGTGGCGTATGAGCCGCTGACCGCTTGCGCACTGTAACCTATTGCAAGTGACCCCGCAGAGGTTGCATCAGTGAGAGGGCCAATGGCTGTAGCCACGTTAGCCGATGCCAACGCCCCACTACCAATGGCAATGCTTGTGCTGTTGCCCGTAACATTACCACCCCCTATGGCTGTTCCCCTAGTGCCAGATGCAGTGGAGTTTTCCCCCAGAGCAGTTGCAGCAAATCCCGTCGCAACCGCCCCCGTCCCAATAGCCACAGAATTGGTACCAGTAGCACTAGGCGCAGTAGGACTAGACGGGTTCTCAGCATATAACTCCTGAACCGCAGGGATGTCCTCAGCAGTAGCCGACACATACACCACAGCAGAGCCAGACAGGTTCAGCAGAGAGCCAGTAGAGCTTTCGTCAAGTGTACGGCTAAGGGTAGTCCCAGTAGCAGTGTAGGTGCCTGTGCCAATCTCCCATGCTGTACCATCCTCAATAACGTAGCGGACAACATCAGCGTTAGATACACCGGCACTAGCAAAGGTTTGATAGCCACTCTCAGCAGACCCAAGAGTGATTGTGCCTGTGCCAGTTGTGGCAGTGGCGACTTTGGCTCTGTTTACGAGAGTGACCATTGTTAGCTAACCTTATGCTGGGTCTGGGATACCGATTGCTACCGAAGACAACGTGAAGGTGTTGCCCGATGTAACCGCCTGACTAGACGTTAGGGTGCTAGTTGCAAGCAACCGACTGTTTACTGTGTCAATAATTGCGTAATGCGAAGCTGTGCCAGTAGCTGTAACAGAACCATCAGTGATAGCAGCTACAACAACCTCACGCCCACCACCAGAGCGGTTTTGAGGTGCGCCGATGGAAAGACTTGTGCTGTCCCCAAGGGCATAGGTAGCATTAGCTTCCGTATATGTGGTCGCCTCTTGCGAGGTGATAACGATTTTGTTAGCTTCGGTGTCGAGGACGGTAAGGCCGTTGTCGAACACACGATCATTAAGTGTAGCCATGGTTATTTAGTTTCCTGTGTTGTTGCAACTTGACCTACGTCAGGGTCATATTCTAATTCAGCAATATCCATAAGGTCTTTGATAACCTCTGGGTGAGACGACACATCAATGTTAGCCCCATTAAGGTTGCGGAGAAAGGCTGCAATCTCACGTAGATCGTGGGGTGCAACATCACCAGCTTCAATGGTTGGCATAAGAGAATAGTCCAGACCGTTCAACTGCCACAGACGCTCAACCAACTGTTTGTTAAGAACGTCTACGATTGCTTGGATATAACTCTCAAGCGCACGGAGGAACAAGTCTGTCTTCGACTTGGATAGGGCGTAAGAGCCACCAGAAGTGCCAAGAAGAAGAAACTCAGATAGCATAGACCTAGCAATGTCATGCTGATAACGGCTAACGATAGGGTTAATGTCGATATTACGCTTACCATTAGAAGCCATGAGTTCAATATCTACCAACCTTTGATTAGTAGGTGAACCATCTTTATCTGGGTAAGTGTCACTGGGTAGAATGATATACCCCTGCTCGTTAAACTTAACGTCCCGAAGGATTTGTTTAAGGTCGTTTACTACACCTGACTGAGCAGAAGAGGCGTCACCAGATAAGTATTCAGCAGGGATACGTGCCACTGGGATACCAGCAAGCTCACGTTCTACTGCAATAGCCTCAATAGACTGCAAGTTGTTTAGGTATTCGTAGGAGGTGTAAGCATTACGTAAGATAGAACGTCCCGATGGGTCACCGTTTATAGTCGTTGTTCTGTAATACAGTGACTTGTTGGACGGGATGTAGTTAGTACCATTAGAAAGACCAACCGACTGTTGTATACCAAGCACGTCACCAGTCTTAGGTTCAACGTCAAACTTGTTGATAGTCCAAGGCGCACGGGCTGCAATCTTACGGACACCAATTCTGCCATCGGTAAATTTAGAGTTCTTCTTTTGGGAGCGTACATTAGGTCCAACACGGCGTTTGTACACAACCTCGAACCAACCAAAGCCATACGACAAGAAGGAAAGAGCCTCTGAAATGTGGTCGTCTAGAGTATGGTCCATATCCGAGAGGACACTCTTGACAAACTCAGCTTCTTTACTAGCTTCTTCGCTATCGTTAGCAGGTTTTACGTGAAGGTCTACATCTCGGAGTATCTGCTCCACAGAATACATGACCGCGCCAACTGTACTATCGTTATCACGCATTTCACGGTACTTACGAATAGCACGTTTGCCACGAAGCTCAGGGAGAAACTCATCTGACCGGATTTGACCATTGTGGGTGTTATCCCCAGCTATGCCAAGGGTAGATGTTGCCGCTTCTCTAGTGAGCTTCTTAACCATGACTATGAGTTCCAGTAGTTATTTTTGTGAAAGTCCCTTTGCACTTGAATAAGCGAGGGTCAACTTAGGTTTGGCGTAACCGTTCAGGGATAAGTCTGTAAGCGCCCAAACCATAGCGTCAAGACGGTCAGGTGAACCTACTCGACCAAGGGGTTCCCAAGTACGCATTTGTGTTTCTAGTTCGTTAAGGGATGATCCGTCAGGTGGGTTAGAGACATGCTTTACTAGTCCACGCTCGTACAAGGCTGAGACTGGCTCTGCCCTAGCGTACTTACCACGAGAGGCTCTTACCGCCTTGTAAGGGACACTATCATCTTCCCCGTGGATTGTAGTCTTAACCATATCACCACCT